ATAGCCTGAGCACGTGTCGGGTGCACACCCACACGTTGAGAACGCCTGACACGAGGGCCTAAGATGGCGCCTCGAAGTCCCGCGCCGAATAGGCGCGCACCCGTGGAGCGTGCGGGACTACCGGGCAACTGGCCCCGAGGCGCTCCATGATGTCGGGCCCGGCCTCCTGCCGGAGTACTCGCGACGGTGATGGGATCCAATTCCATCGCTCGCGAGAGCGGGCAGGAGTAGCTCGTCGTGGCCATCACCCTCAACAAGCTCTATGTGAAATCGTTCGAGCGGCGCGTCCGCCAGCTCGCGCAGCAAGTCGACGCACGCCTGCGGCCGTGGTGCCAGGAGAACGGCGAGGCCGGAAGCACGCACAACTGGCCGCGCATGGCGGCGCAGTCCTTCGCCTCGAAGGCAACGACGGGTCGCATCGCAACCCCCGCGAACGACAGCGTCTGGTCGAACCGTGTGTCCGTGGTCGGCACCTACCACGGCGGGGACACGAGCGAGGTCGAGGACATCAATCAGCTCCTCATCGATCCGAACTCGAACGTCGTGACGGTCCTCGGCGCGGCCGCGAAACGGACGACCGACGACGTCATCATCGCGGCCGCTGGTGGGAACGCGCTCGACGAGGCCGGCGGCAACACCGCATTCACGGCCGGCCAGACCGTCGGCGACTACTCGGGCGAGCTCGACTTCCTCGCGACGACCAGCGTCGCCGAGCTCTTCCTCTCCCACGATATCGAGCCGGAAGAGCCGAAGTGCTTCGTCATCGGCCCGAAGCAGGCGCAGAAGATCCTGCACCTCGTCCAGGCGACGCAACAGTTCTACGTCGGCAACGCGCTCGCTCTCATCTCGACGGGCTTCGTGAAGAACTGGATGGGCTTCGACTGGATCATGTCGAACCGCCTCCTCGCCCCGCAGGCCACGGAGCGCCAGTGCTTCGCGCTCACGCGCAAGGGGATGGGCCTGCAGGTCTCGAAGGACATCTGGACGCGCGTCGCGGAGGACCCCTCGATCTCGTTCGCGTGGCGCATCTACGCCGCGATGACGATGGGCGCGGTCCGCGTCGAGGACGAGCACATCGTGCAGTTCCAGGCGAAGGACACCGTCACGGTGGCCTAGAGCCGGAGTGGGGGCGCCGGGCTCGAACCCCCTGTCCGGCCCGGCGCTCCCTGTCGTTTCGGACAGGGGAAGAGGACAGGGTATGGCCGAAGAGAACGAGGACCTCGGGCTAGCGTTCGGACTCGACACGAGCCAGAAGCCGCCGCCGGGCACGTTTCTGACGCAGAAGACGGGCCTCAACACGACGGACATCAACGCGCTCGTGAACGGGCTCAAGGCCGGGTGGAACTGGGACAAGACCTGCCGGCTCGTCTCCAACGTCGAGCGAGGCGTGCTCGCGAACTGGAAGGACGAGATCCACCGGAAGGCAGGCATCGCGCCGAAGGGCGCGGTTGTTCGCGCCGCGCCGGCCAGGGCGAAGGGAACTCCGCCGAAGAGCGCCGCGCCACGAGCCGCGAAGGCTGTGCCGCTCGCTGTCGTCAAGTCTGTCGTCAAGAGCGCCGCTCCCGCGCCGGCGAAGAAGGTCACCTCGAAGGCCCGGAAGGCGAGGTGATTCGCATGGCACCCACGCAAGGAGAAAACGAGGCGGCGGCGAAGAGGACCCGCGAGGAACACAACGCCCGAACGGAAGCAGCTGGCGCGCGCCTCGCCCGGCTCGCGGCCGCGGCGAAGCCCATCGGCCGTCAGAAGACCGGCATGAACGGCGACGACAAGAAGCGTCTCTTGCGACTCGTCGCGGCGCGGCTCCCCTGGGAGAACCTCGAGCTCGCCTGGGCGGACGTGAAGCGCGGCATGCCGGACATCGCGGACGGCGTCCTCGAGGCCTGGCGCGACTGGGCGTTCGAGCAGGCGCGAGGGGCGAAGTAGAATGGACCCGGTCGCCGTTGCGAACCTCGCCCTCGGTTGGCTCGGGTGCGACCGGGTAACGAGCTTCGAGAGTCCGACCCAGAAGACGGAGCAGCTCCTCGCGGATCAGTTCGAGGGGCTGCGCGACGCGGTCCTCGAGGACGGCGACTGGACGTTCGCGACGAAGCGGTTCGTCGTGGTCCCGGACCCCACCGCGGTCCCGCCGTTCGGCTACGCCGCGGCGTTCCCCGTCGACGCGACCGTGCTCCGCGTCGTGTCGGTCGCGCCAGCCGGGAACACGGGAACGCTGGACGCTTTCGCGGCCAGCCTCGATCCCGACTTCGACTCTGCTATCGACTGGCGCTACGAGGACCGCTGCATCCTCGCGGACGCGTACTCGAGCCTCTACGTCAAAGCGATCCGGCAGGTCCCGGACTCCATGAAGTGGTCGCCTGCCTTCTGCCAGGCCCTCGCCGCGCGAATCGCTGCGGACCTGTGCGTCCCCCTCACCGCCGACCGCTCGCTCATGGCGGCCATGTGGACCCTCTACGAGGCGAAGCTCAAGGCGGCGCGGTCGAACGACGGACGCCAGGGGCGAAGCCAGGTCATCCGGGCGAGCACCATCGCGCGCCGGAGGTGGTAGGTGCCGTCGTACGAGCATCTGCAAAGCCTCTTCAACGGCGGCGAGCTCTCGCCGCGGCTGCACGGGCGCGTCGAGTCGGACCTCTACAGGCGCGCGCTCGCACAGTGCGAGAACTGGGAGCCGCTCGCGCAGGGTTCGCTTCGGATGCGCGGGGGAACCGTGCTCGTCGGTCCCCTCGCCGGCGATGCGAGGACGAGGATCGTCCCGTGGCCTCAGTCGGACTCGCAGGACCTCCTCCTCGAGCTCGTCGAGCACGCGCTCAAGATCTACGCGCCGGGAGCCGTGGCGCCTGTCATCGACGACGTCGAGCTCATCCTGAATGGCGACTTCTCTATCGCCGACGGCGCGTACTGGAGCACCGATGCACCGAATGGCGTCGGCTGGGTCACGGATACGATCGGTTACGCTCAGTTCACCAGGAACGACAAGCAAATCATCAAGCAGAAGGTGACGGTGACGGGCCCGGCCGACCTCACCATGGGGTTCGTGGAAGCGTGGCAGGACGGCGACACAACCGGCCCGCCCCCTGTGCCCATCCAGCGCCGCGTGCGCATCAGCACGACCGAGCCCTTTGCGGGGGCAGGCGTGGCCGGCGATATCTTCGACGACCTGGCTCGTCCCGGCGGCAGCGTTGGCGCTCCTGCTGGGTTCCCGTACGTCACCGTCCACGTCCCCGCCGGCAGCTATTGGCTGTCGTTCGAGTACACGAACCCTGCCGACTACGAGGATCACTTCGGACAGTCGCCGAACGCGTTTCGCGTAGGGATCGTGAGCCTCAAGGCGCACGCGACGGACGGGCAGTTTCCGATCGTCGCGCCCTGGACTGCCGACCAGGTGGCGCTCGTGCAGTGCATCCCCGAGCCTGGCGGGTCCCGTCTCTTCTTCACCTGCGAGGGATGCCAGCCCTTCTACATCAGCAAGAACGGATCGAACTGGAAGTTCGGACCAGTGCCCTTCCAGAACATCGGCGAGGGATGGGGCTGGGGTGGTCCTAGCTGGCCTGCAGTCGGCGAGATCTACCAGAGCCGGCTCTACCTCGCCGCGACGCCAAGCCAAGGGAATCGCATCTGGGCCTCTCGCGTCGGCGATCCGTTCAACATGGATACAGCGACCGGATCCGGCGGCGAGATCCTCGCGAGCGATGCCATTGATGCCACGCTCTCGACGAAAGGGCGGATCCGCTGGTTGCAGGGTCGGCAGGCGCTCCTCGCCGGTACGATCCGCGGCGAGGGGTCGATCACTGCGCAGGGCGGGGCGGTGACGCCGCTCGATTTCCAGTTCCGCGACGAGTCGGCGTTCGGCTCCGCGCCCATCCAGTCCGAGGACCTCGGCGACGAGGTGGTCTACGTATCGCGGGATCTCCGTAAGGTCCGCGCGCTCAGCTACCTCGACGCGGAAAGTGCCTGGCACTCGCACGACATCACGGTAACAGCGGAGCACATCACCGCGAGCGGGGTGAAGGAGGTGCATTTCGCGCGCGATCCGAACTTGACGATCGTCGTCGTCCTCAAGGATGGCACGCTCGCATGCTGCACCTACGACCGGAGCGGTGCCGTTGGCTCGTCCTGGCAGGACCGGGCCGTCCCCGTCGCTGCCTGGTGGCGTGTGACCACGCAGGGGACGGTCCTCTCCGCGGCAGTTTCGCACGGCCCGGAAGGCTCTCTCGTCTACCTCGCTGTAGAGCGGCAGAACGGGATCTTCCTCGAGGTCCTGCTCCTGAACGAGCTCGCGGCGGGGCGCGGCTACCTCGACGCCGCGGTGACCCTCCCCGTGCCTGCCGGCGACACGCCCGTCGTGACTGGCCTCGATCACCTGAACGGTATGACGGTGCGCATCATCCTCGACGGCGCGCTCGAGCCGGACCAGGTGGTGCAGGGCGGCCAGGTCACGCTCGCTCGTGCCGGGACATCGGTCACGGTCGGCCTCGGCTACACGGCCACCGCGAAGACGCTCCCGACGGAAGGCGGCAATCCGCGGGGCACCGTTCAGCGCGCGAAGCGGAGGTGGGTGAAGTGCGTCTTCCGCCTGAACGACAGCGCGCTGCCCGAGGTCAACGGCGTGCTCATCGCGGCGGACCGGACGCCCTCGACTCCGATGGACACCCCGGAACCCCGCTACACCGGCGACGTCGTCACCGCGCCCCCCGGCGGCTGGGACACCCTCGGCCAGCTCACCATCGTGCAGGCCCGGCCCTACCGGACGGAGATCCTCGCGATATTCGGGTCGCTTCAGTGGAATGAGGTCTAGCTCATGGGTGCAGAGAGCTCGGCATTAAGCGGCGCGGGAAGCGGAGCCGCGATGGGCTCTGTCATCGGTCCCTGGGGCGCGCTCGCAGGCGGCGTCATCGGTGGGGCCGCCGGATGGTTCTTTGGCTCGCAAGCGGAGGAAGCGAAGAAGAAGGCCGCGCTCGAGCAAGCTCGGCGCGCGGACGCGGCGCACCAGGAGGTCCTCGGCGAGGCGACCGCCCTCGGCGGCGCCTCCGGCGTCGAGATGGGCACCGGATCGCTGCAGCTCCACCTCGACAGCATGGCCGCGGAATTCCGGCGGCAGAACGAGTGGAACGTGCAGCAGGCGCGGGAAGGCGCCGACCTCGGGAACCTCACGAACGATCTCAACCTCGCCTCGAACCTCGGGAGCTCGCTCTATCGATTCGGCGCGTCAAAGAACTGGTTCGGGGCTGCTACTTGAAGCTCCCGAGCATCAGCTACGGGAGCGTTCCCGACACGGTCGCGCCGGCGGCCGCGCAGGCTGGGGCCTCCGTGCAGCGGCTCGGGGGCGTCGTCGAACAAGGGCTCACGGCGTTCGGCCAGGAGCTGGTGAAGACGCAGACGCAGCAGGCCTCGGTCGACCTCTCGAAGCGGCTCTCCGCTGTCGAGCAAGGGATCCGCTCGAGCCCATACGTCCCGGTCTCGAAGTTGAAAGAGCAATTCGGCGAGGACCTCTCGGGCCTGCCCGAAGACGTGCGCGGCCACGTGCAGCAGATCGCGGACAGCGCTCCGAAGCCTCCCCCGCAGGACTACGACCCGACGCAAGGCCCGACGCGTCCGCCGCCCGACTCCGATCCCCTCATCCCGACCTGGGCTGTAGCGGGCAGCATCTACGAGAAGCAGGCGAAGGAGGCGCTCGGGAAGGCGACGGTCCACATCACGACCGGCGCAGGCTGGCAGGGCGCATTCCGCCACAATGCCATGGCGCATGTCGTCGAGCGCCAGGGACGCCTGAACCTGGAACAGTCGCAGGCGCTTCTCTCGTACCTCGGCGACACGCACAAGCGCCAGGCGACGGAGGCGGCCGCCGCTGGTGACTTCGGGCTCGCGCACTCGATCATCAACGGCTCCGAGGCGCTCCCTCCGCAGGAGAAGGGCGCGCTTCGGCACCAGGTTGGCGTGCTCGCGGACACGAAGGGCGCGTACGACGCGATGCGCATGGTCGCGGTCCCTGCGACGACCGCGCGCGGCCTCGAGCTCGTCGATGAAGAGCTCGCGAGAGTGAACGATCCGAAGTCCTTCGTGAGCCTCACACCACGGGAACGCGAGGTCCTCGCCCACGAGCTCTCCGCGAGCTCGAAGGCGTACCACGCCGTCTCGAAACAGCGCGAAGCGGCGGCCCTGGCCTTCGGTTACGCGAGCGACTCGCGCGACGACAAGAACCCGATGCGCGTCTCCCCGGAGAAGGCCTTCGATGCACTCGACCAGGACTTCCAGGCGGGCAGGTTCAAGGGCCGCGAGGAGATGTGGCCCGAGATCCGGCGCGTCCTGCAGGAGCACATCTCTGGCCGGAACGAGGCCTCGAGGCTCACGCTCGGGAACACGCAGGGCGACGCCTTCCAGCAGTTCATGGGGCTTGGGCCAGACGGCCAGCCGCACATGTCCTTCTCGAACGTGCAGCCGCAGACCTTGCAGGAGCTGCACAGGTACGGGAAGGACGGCGAAGAGACGATCAAGCAGCTCATCGAGTGGGAAAAAGGGAACCAGGCACGGGAACGGAACCTCCGCCAGCTGCCGAGCCCCGACGAGTCGGCGAAGGCGTTCGTGATCGAACGCGAGATCGCGATCCACCCCGGGAAGTACCGCGCCATGGATACCGGGAAGCTCCTCGGTCTCCTCTCGGGCACCTACCAGGATCCCGACGGCGCGATCCCTGGCGGCGCCGTGTCGGCGAAAGACCTCCCGCACCTATCGGAGCTCTTTGCGAAGAACAGCGCGGCCGTCAAGGCGGAGCACGTGACGGACGCCGGGAAGATCGCGTTCGAGGAAGCGGAGGTCGCGTTTCCGAGCCTGAAGAAGTACGGCGAGAAGGCCACCAAGGCCCCCGAAGATCTGCGCAAGGCCTACCAGCTTCTCAAGGACAAGCTCGACGCGTTCAGGACCGCGCACCGGGACGCATCTGGGAACGATCCACCGGACGCGGACGTCCGCAAGGAGGCGCAGCGACTCTTGAGCCGCGACATCGAACTGCGCGACTCATTCCTCTTCATCCCGTACACGCGCAAGACCTCGCCCATCGAGCTCGAGGTCGAAACCGGGAAGCCGTCCATCGAGGCGGAGACCCCGCCGGCGTCGGCGGCGCCACCGCGAGCTCCAGCCGCCCCCGCGAAGCCATCGCGCAAGCCGCCCGTCGAGGGCGCCGTGCACGTGACGGACGGGAAGCAGGGCGCCTGGCTCAAGCCGGGCGCGAAGATGCCCCAGGGCTGGAAGGCGGACTGAACCGTGGCCCTCCCGGAAGCCCTCATCCCCGAGACGCCCGAGGACCTGCCATCGGCCGGCGCATCCGGCGCTGCGAAGCGCTACGCGGTGCTCCAGAAGTCGGAGTTCCGCGACGAGCTCCCCGGAAGCCCCACCGAGGGCAAGATCTGGACGGGTATCCCCGGGACCGTTCTCGAGCTCCCGGCGAGCGTCGCCTCTCGCGCTCCAGAAGGCGTCCTGCGCCCCGCCCTCGAGGGCGAGCGCTCTTCGCCCTTGCCGGCGCCGGCCGGCGCGCCTGGCGCAGCGCCTGCGCCCGCTGCGGCGCTTCCCGAGGGACTCCTGCCGGAAGGGCTCATCCCCGAGGAGGAGGAACCCGCACCGGGTGCGCTTGGGGACCCGGGCGAGCCCGAGCCGCCCGACCTCTCGAAGCTCGGCGAGGCTGGCCGCGCCAGGACGCCCGACCAGGAGCGCGTCGGCGAGTTCCTCGCGTTCCACGCGAAACAGGAGGGGAGGGGCGACTACGACCCGGTGAAGACCGCCGGGGTGCTCAAGGTCGCCACCGGGAACCCCGGCGTCTCCGTCCAGCACATCCTCGACAACTGGGACGGGCCGGATGGCTACAAGACCCAGCTCGATGCGGAGACGAACTGGGAGCTCGTCGCCGCGTACCATCCCGGGCTCGCCCGGTACGCGCTCGAGGACCCGGCGCGGCTCGCGCT